CACTTATCAGGGCTTTAGGTGTATGGATGGTGCGCAGGCATACACCTTTAGCCATGCGGCAAAGTAGACGAGTGCGAACAGACGCGGGCTGATCAGCAGGAAGCAAGGAAAGGATGCGACAGCGGGCTAGATAGCCAGAAAGGACGCGGCAGAGGGCATGCACCATAAGGACCAGCGCTCCGCGCTGCTGGTTTATGGCGCGGGAAACCCGCGCCGTTGCTGGGCTGCAGCCACGGGAGAAAGGACGGGACCATTCAGGCGGACAAGGTTGGGCGCATGCGCGCCCGCTTATTTGTTCTTTTGTTCTTTTGTTCTGTTGCTCTTTTGTTCCTTTGCGCCTATTCTGTGCCCGTTGGATCTGATAACCCACCAGGAGGGCCAGCGATGGCGAAGGTAATTTCGGTGCTCAACCAGAAGGGCGGCACCACCAAGACGACGAGCGCGGTCAACGTGGCCAGCTGCTTGGCCGTCACCCACGGCAAGCGCGTGCTGCTGGTCGATCTCGACCCGCAGGGCTCGGCGACCGATTGGGCGGCCAGCCGGGAGGGCGCCGAGGGCGACCCGGGCGTGATCCCATGCGTGGCCATGGGCAAGCAACTGGCGCGCGACCTGCCGCGCGTGGCGGGCGGCTACGACTTCGTCGTCGTCGACGGCGTGCCGCAGATCAGCGAACTGGCCGCCGCAGCGATCAAGGCGGCCGACCTGGTGCTGATCCCGGTGCAGCCGAGCCAGTACGACATATGGGCCTGCAGCGACCTGGTGCAGCTGGTGAAAGACCGGCAAGAGATCGCAGACGGCCACCCGCTCGCCGTGATGATGGTCGCGCGCGCAGTGCCGGGCACGGTGATCGAGCGCACCGCACGCGAGGCGCTCGAGGCCTTCGAGCTGCCCATCCTGTCGAGCCAGACCTGCCAGCGGCAGTCCTACGTGCGCGACATTGGCAGCGGGCAGAGCGTCATGGATCTGCCGGCCGACAACAAGGCGCGCCTCGAGATCGAAGCCGTCACCGCCGAGCTGCTGGAGCTGCTGCAATGACCGACACGAAGTTGAGCACCGCGCGCCCCAGCCGCGCAGGCGCGCCCACCATCGAGCGCCCGCACGTCGAGAAGGCCCGCGCGGCCGTGTCGGGCGATGGCGAAGAAAAGAAGATCCCGCTGCTGGCGCCGGTGCGCTACCACAAGGGGCTGCAGGACTTGAAGAACATGACCAGCGACTCGACGCCGGTTAAGTACCTGCTCCTCGAGGCGATCGACGACCTGTTCGAGAAGTACAAGCGGGGCGAGGGGAAATTCGAGGTCGAGGATCTCGACGAGTTGCGCCGGCGGCTGCAGGCGCAGAAGTGAGGAAAGGTGCCCGACAGTGGCGGCAACCGCTGCCGGGCATGGACACGATCAAACCTTGAGAGAGAGCAACCATGTCCGCAAACGACTATACCACGGCGGCTCAGCTGCCACTTCACAGCATCACCGACCCGGCGTTTCGCCGCCTGGCGATGCAGTTCGTCGCACGCTACACCACCGGCCGCACCGGCGCGGCGCTGATGGCTCGTCTAGGGAGGGCCGCGTAATGCCTACCCTCAACCAGACCAAGGCCCTCGAGGACGCCGCACAGCGGCTCGCCAAGCACGCCGGCCACGACTACTCGAAGATCCGCATGGTCGACCACTACCTGCGGCGCAAGGGCCGCAAGGATCCAGCGATCAGCGCCCTGGTCGCCGAGGCCGACGCCATCGTGCGCCCGCTGTTCGACCGCATAACCGACCTCGAGGCCGAGGGCGATCTGCTGCGCCACCGCCTGCGCGTCTGCCACACCGAGGGGCGGGCCGTGATCGAGCACCTGCAGGGCCTGCCGCGCCGCCTGCCCTCCCACCTCGACCAGGAGCATGCAGGCTTCGAGGTCCGCGCCTGGCTGCAGGCCGAGGTCGACCGCGCGCCCGTTCCACCCTACGCCGGCCCGGCCGGGGCGGTGCAGCCATGAGCCGCCACAGCGCAAGCCCGCTCGAGCAGCTGCTCGGGCTGATCGGCACCGCCCTGGTGACGCTCGCCGCCTTCATCTGGCGCGTGTACACCGCCAAACCCGACGAGATCCTGCAGGGAGAGCAGCGCCATGACGACAGCCATTGACCTATTCGCCGGCCTTGGCGGCTGGTCTACCGGCGCGCGCATGGCGGGCGTCGAGGTGCTATGGGCGGCAAACCACTGGCCTGACGCTGTGCAGTGGCACAGCGCGAACCACCCCGAGGCGATCCACGTCTGCCAGGATCTGCACCAAGCCAATTGGTCGCAGGTTCCGGCGCACGACCTGCTGCTCGCCTCGCCCTGCTGCCAGGGGCACAGCCGCGCGCGGGGCAAGAGCTCCGGCAATCCGCAGCACGACTCCTCGAGGTCGACGGCGTGGGCCGTCGTCTCGGCGCTCGAGTTCCACCGGCCAGAGGCGGCACTCGTCGAGAACGTTGCCGAGTTCACGCGCTGGGCACTGTACCCCGCATGGGTCCAGGCACTACAGGCGCTGGGCTACCAGGTGGCGCCGCATATCGTCGATTGCGCGGATCTCGGCGTGCCGCAGAATCGCGAGCGCCTTTTCCTTGTCTGCACCAGGAGCCGGGCGCCGCTGATGCTGCAGATCCAGAAGCAGCAGCACGTCGCCGCCTCGAGCTTTATCGACTTCGAGGCCGGTACCTGGTCGGCGATCGAAAAGCCGGGGCGGGCGATCGCAACGATCGAGCGCGTGCAGAACGGCAGGGCCGCCCACGGCGAGCGCTTCGTCATGCCCTACTACAGCACCGGATCTGGCCGCACCGGCCGGTGCCTGTCGCGCCCGATCGGGACCATCCCGACCCGCGACCGCTGGGCAGTCGTCGACGGCGATCGCATGCGCATGCTGACCGCCGACGAGGTGCTTCGCGCTATGTCCTTTCCAGCCGACACAAAACGACCGGCGAGCCATCGCCTGACCGTCCACATGGCCGGCAATGCCGTGCCACCCGTAGCGGGCGCCGAGATCATTCGCGCTCTGCAGCAAGCCGCATAACCCAAGGGAGTGACCCGAAATGACCACAATCAAGCGCTACACCGTCAAAGAATCATGGAAGGACTACAGCGTCACCCTCGAGGTCGATCATTCGATCCTGACGCCCGAGCGCGCGACGATGATCAACGACTTTTGGAGCGACCACACATGGCGCGCGCGGGCCGAAGATGGCGACGCGGTGCGGGCCGTGATTCGCTTCGCCGGATCCTGCCTAATCAACATGATGCTGCGGAATGGCGGGAGCAGCTTCACGCAAACCAGCGACGCCAGCCCGTTTGATAATCCCGGCCCGGTATGGACCGAGGATCTCCACGAGGAGGAAGGATGGGGCGGCAAAGACCCCAGCACCCCCTTCGGATGGTGCGGCATTCGGGTCGTCGCGGCTGATGTTGAGGCGCCCGGCTTCGATCACGTCGAGCTCGAGGAGGCCTAACCCATGACCCAGGCACCGGCCGTAACCCTCCTCCTGGCCACCGGCCTGCAGTGCCGGTGCCCTTTCTGCCGCAACCTGGTACCGCTCGAGCTCGACGAGCGGATCCGGGGCCGGCAGTTCGAGTGCCCGCATTGCGAGCGCAACTTCACCATTCACCCCGACGCCGAGATCCAGATCCCATGACGCACTACGTAATCGACCTCGAAACCCTGGCCAAGGCCGCGCCCGCGCCGATCGTTGCGATCGCGTGCGTCCGGATCGATGACCTCACCATCACCGGCGAGCGCTACTGGCAGATCGACCTCGCCTCGGCCATGGCGCACGGTGGCGTGCCAGACGCGAGCACCATCACCTGGTGGCTGCAGCAGAGCGACGAAGCCCGCCGCGAGATCGACGGCCGCACGCCGGGCCTCGACCTGCCGCGCGCCCTCGAGCAGGTCGCCGAGTTCATGCTCGAGCAGGACGGCGAGCGTCTGGTATGGGGCAACGGCGCGACATTCGACAACGTCATCCTGCGGCGGGCATTCGATGACTGCGCGATCGAGGCGCCCTGGCCCTTCTGGCACGACCGGGATCTGCGCACGATCCTCGGCCTGTACCCCGAAGCCAAGGCGCGCGAATTTGAGGGCGTGAAGCACCACGCGCTGCACGACGCCCGCCACGAGGCCCGCATGCTGATCGACGCGCTGCGCCTGCACGAGCAGCGTACCGCCGAGGCCGGGCCGCTGCTTTGCGGGATGCAGGTCATCCTCGACCCGGCACTGCCGCCCAATGCCATGCGACTCGTGCAGGGGTGACCCTGTAACCCGCCCCACATAGCCCGCCACCTGGCGGGCTTTTTGTTACCCTGCGGCCGCCAACTAGGGAGGGGCTGCAGGATGAAAAAGATAGTGATCGGGGGCGCCGTGGCGCTGGGCATATTGGTGGCGCTGATGATGGATCTGCGCGGCAAGGAAACCGTCGGGCTCGCCAACGCGCACCGGGCTGCAGGCTTCGAGCCGAGCTGCGAGACGGTGAAGGACGGCGGCAGCACGTGGGCGGTCTGTAAATATGCCGGCACGCCGAGCGTCTGGCTCAAGGCCGGCGAGAATTGGGCCACTGCCAACGGCCGCGCGCAGCAGGTTATGCAGCGCCTCGAGGAGAAGGGACCGGGGCCTTATCAGGATCTGCCGCGCCTGTACGTCGCCCGGGGCATGCCATCCATGCCGGCGGCCGTGCTCGAGCGGCTCCGGTAGCCAGAAACGACAAAAGCCCCCACCGCCGCGAGGCAGTGGGGGCTTTTTTCTTGCGCACAAAAAAACGCCCCACAGCCGAAGCCATGGGGCGGGTGTCACTCCTGCTTTCCGTCCGGATAACTCGCCTCGAGCGTGCAGCGGTAGCTCTGCGCGCGGGATCCGCTCGCGGTCACCTTGTCGATCGACCAAGTGCCGCGCATATGGCTCGGCCAGCTGTCATCGAGCACGACCAGGCCCTCGGCGCCGAACGCCGGATTGCCGGGGCAGTCGATGCGCAGCTTCGCCGCCTCGCGCTGCACCTTGCTGTGCTCGCCCTTGGCGGCCGCGCGGGCCTCGCTTTCGTTCTGGTAGCGCTGGCGCACCTGCTTGAACGGCTCGGCACCGGCCTCGACGCGCACCTCCTTGCCGGCGGAGCCATCCCACCAGACCGTGCGCGCACCCTTGAAGCGGATCCGGCTGTCGTTGTCGATGCTGGCCGCGATGAAGGACCGCTCGCCGGGGCGGTTGTCCTTCGTGACCGACAGCGTCACCGGGGGCAGCGGCTTGCCGCTCAGCGACTTGACCTGGCCGCGCCGCGCGAGCACGTACAGATCATTGACCGGCTTCGTCACCGCGTCATAGCGGCGCGCGAGGCGGGTCAGAAAGCCCATATCGGTTTCGTTGGACTGGTCGACGTGGTCGATCACGATCGCATCGAGCTCGGGCGCCACGCGCGGCGAGAAGCCGTGCCGGGTGGCCAGCTCGCGGAATATCGCGCCGAGGGTGGTCGGCCCGTAGCTGGCCGAGCGGCGCGCCTTGAAGCCGGTCTCGTCGGCCACCTTGAACGGGGCGGCCGTGGCGACGATCAGCAGCTGCGCGGGGAACAGCTGCGGCATGGTGCGCGTGACGACAAACTCGCCCTTATCGACGAGGCCCGTCTCCTCGTACCCCACCCGCAGGCCGATCTTGCCGTCGACACTCGGCAGGCCGTCCAGCCCTTCGATGTTGACCGTCAATTTCAGCTGATCCGACTCGATTCCCGCCGCGTCGACGTGCTCCCAATCGATCAGCCGGCCGTTGATCAAGGCCGCGTTTGCGCCGTAGATCTCGACCGCTGGCGTGTATCCGATGGCCATGCCGCCCCCTTAATCCCAGGCCGAAACCGGGGCGCTCTGCGCGGGCCGCTGGGGCAGCTCCGGCAGCAGCACCCACAGCCCGGCAGGCAGGGCCGGACCGTGCTCGGCCAGCCCCTCGTTGATCAGCCAGAAGGCCTCCTCGGCCTCGTCGTCGGCGCGGCCGATCTCCCGGTACAGCAGGAGATTGACCGAGTCGCCGGCAATGGTTCTAACCCGTCGCATTCACGAACTCCCGCAGCTCGAGCGTCCATTCCAGCAGCGTGGCGGTGCCGTCATCGAGCACCCGCTGCTGCTGCTCGCTCACGTTGTCGATTCGCCAGCGCCCCCACACCCGGCCGATACCATCGACCAGGGTGTAGGGCTTGCGGGCGTTGGCCATGGCGCGCAGCTCGTCGACGGCCAGCATGCCGGCCTCGAGCTGCGCCTTGCCGCTTAGGCGCAGCTCCTCGAGGCCCTGGCCGGTCTGGTGCGATAGCGGCTTGCTGCTGATGATGTCGAGGTCGACCCAGCCGCCCGTTGTCTTGCGCTCGAGGCGCTCGTAGGGAAACCCGGTGGCGAGCCCGAAAACGAACTCGCCGAGGGCCATCTGCTGTCGCATTAGTCGCTCCCGTCAGTCAGGGCCGCGCCGCGCCGCACGGCGAGCGGGTTGGCCATCATCAGCGGCGTGAACTCGCCGCGCATCTTGGCGATGACCTGGTCGGCCAGCGCGGAGCTGGTCGCCTGGTCAGCGCCGGCGATGTGAATCACCGGGGCAAAGTTGATTTGCCGGCTGTCGGTGTTGTTCACGACCTCTTTCGCCACCGCCTCGGGGCTGCTCAGCCGGTCGACCAGGGCGCCGAGCTTCTCGCCGATCCAGCTCCCGGCCTCGCTGCCCGCCAGCCCGCCGATCGCGCCGCCGACGATGCCGCCGGCAGCGGTACCGATCACCGGCACGACCGAGCCGATCGCCGCACCTGCAGCAGCGCCGCCCCACATACCGCCGAGGCCGCCTGCGGTGCTGCCCACGGATCCGCCGATCGCCTTCGCGTCGGCGCCCTCGCTCACCAGGCTGGCGACGTCCATCGCCCCGGCCGCCAGCATCAGCGGCGCCGCGACACGCCCGGCAAGGCGCCCAGCGCTGGCCAGCTTGCCGCCAGCACCTCGGGCGCCACCCTTGCCCGCTTTCCCGCCGATCGCGCCACCCGCAGCGCCTGGCGCGCCGAGACGGGCCATTGCCGCGTTGAGGCGCAGCACGGCACGGTCGGCGGTCAGGGCGGTGCGGGCGGTGTTGGCGTCCAGCTTGGCGCGGGCGAGCCCGGCCTTGTTGAAGGCCTGGCCGATCATCAGGCCGGCAAACTTGAGGCCCAGCGCGCCGACCTTGAGCGCGGCCAAGCCGCCGCCCGCGACCGCGATCGCCGCCGTGACGTTGGGGAAGGTCTCGGCCGCCCAGCTCAGCCCGTCGACCACAGCCCCGAGCGGGACCAGGACGGCATTCAGGGCCGGCAGCATGGCCGTGCCGACCAGCGTCGAGAGCCTGGTCAACTTGGCCACAAAGGCATTCCAGCCGCTGCGCGAGGTGTCAGCCACGCCGGCCGCTTCCTTCATCATCGAGCCGGCGGCGTCGGCCTTGCTGGCCACCATGCCGAAGGCCCGCTCGACCTCGCCGAGGTTCTGCAGCAACGGCATGATGGCGCCGATCGACTCGGACCCGAACAGCTTCGTGGCGAGGGCGCTCTGCTCCTCCTCCGGCGCCTGCTTGAGCGCCTCGAGCACTGAAAGGATCGTTTTCGGCGCATCCTGCTGCATGCCGACGGCCAGCTCCTCGGGATCGAAACCGAGCTCCTCCCAGGTCTCGCGCTGCCCCTTCGTCGCTGCCTTGCCCTTGGTCAGCGCGGCGGTGAAGTTCTTGAAGCCGGTACCGGCGATTTCCTTCTCGGTGCCCGGATTGAGGAAGGCCGCCGACAGCGCGGCGGTCTGCTCGGGCGACAGACCCGAAGCGGTGCCGACCGCGCCGTAGCGCTTGACCACTGACGCGATATCCGCCGGCGTGGCGTTGAAGCTGTTGCCGAGGTGGTTCGTCGCGTCGGCCAGGTCGAGCGTGCCCTGCCGGTCCAGATTCATCGAGGCCCGCCAGCCGGCCATGGTCTCGCCGGCGGTCTGCGCATCGAGGTCGAAGGCGGCGCCCATGATCGCCGCGTCGCGCGTGAACTCGACGATGGCGGCCTGCTTGCCGGCGCTATCCTTCGCGTCGTTGCCAATGCCCGACTGCCCGGCGGCGTATTGGATCTTGGCCAGATCCACCGCAGTGATGCCGGCCGAGGAGATCAGGCGATCGCTCGCCATCTTGAGGTTTTCCGAGGCCATCGCCTCGCGCTGCCCCTCCTCGAACGTCACCACCTTGGCGACGTCGGCCATCGCCGTTTCCAGATCCATTGCCTGCGAGACCGGCTTCGCCGCCAGGTAGGCGACGGCCGCCGTCTCGACCAGCTGCCCGCGCAGATCCGCGCGCGCGTTCCGGTTGGCATCGACCCTGCCCTGCGCCGTGCGCACCGCATCCAGGCGGGCGCGCTGCGCCTGCAGGGCCGCATTGGCCTGCTCGGTCGCCGCCTCGAGGCGCTTCTGCTCGCTGGCCAGCTTGCCGGTATCCACGCCCGCACCGGTCAGCGCGGTTTGCAACCGGTTCAGCTCGTTGCGCTCCGACCGCTGCGCCGCCTCGAGCGTGCGAACGCTGGCGGTGTTGCGATCCTGCGCGCCGTCCAGCTTCTTGACCTCGGCGGTGGCCGCATTCAGCTCGCGCCCCAGGCGGGCGTGCTCAGTCCGGGCCGCCTTGACCTGCGCCGTGGTCGCCTCGGTCGAGGCTTCCAGCGCCTTGAGGGTGGCCGAGGCCTGACCATACTCCTGCGACAGCCGCTCGACCTTGGCCTCGGCGGCCTGGTGCTCGCGGCCGATCCGGCTTTGCTCAGCCCGGGCCGCCTGCAGCGAGGCGGTGGTTTTCTCGACCTTCTCGCTCAGCTTGGCGTAGCCGTCCGCATCGCGTGCGGTGCGGTTGAGCTTGTCCAGCTCGGCGCGCTGCGCCTTGACCTGCTCCTGCAGCTCGTCGGCCTTCTTGCCGAAGTCGCCGAAGGTTTTCGAGTAAGCATCGACAGCGGCGAGCCGCAGGGAATACTTCGACTCAGCCATGCGCTACCCCTTTTTCACACCCAGCCGGGCGATCGCCAGCTCATACCGGCGCAAGCCCTTGCCGGCGTCCCATTCCAGAATTTCCGCCTCGCTCACGTGGTAAACGAGGGGCACCACGTCGCAGATCACGTCGACGTCGCGCTCCGAAAGTAGTCCGCCGGTTTGTTCAAAAAATCGTTGAGGCGCCCCTGTAGCTGCGTCCAGTCGGGCAGGCTCAGGCGGGTGATTTCCACCAGCGACAGGCCGGTGCAATGCGAGCTGATGAAGTCGGCGCGCTCGGCCGGGGTTTTCAGCTTGCGCATGACCTTGGTCGCCTTCATCGCCGGCACCTGCAGGGGCAGGCGATCAACTTCGCGGCCGATGGCTTTGATCGGGATCAGCAGCGGCGCATCGTCCGGATCCGTGGGCGTGCTGCCCAGGAAGTAGGAGGCCGGCAGGTTCACGTATTCGTGAATCCGCGTCGAAAGCGTCACGTAGTCGGGCCGCTTGATCTCCTCGAGCACGGCCTGCGGCAAGCCGCTGGCCAGCAGCAGCAGCGCCTCGAACTGGTCGTCTTCGTCGGCGCCGGCTTTCTCCATCGCGACGCGGTATTCGGCAATGGTGAAGGGGCGCAGCTCGATGGTGGTCAGCTGCTCGCCGTTCTCGGCCGCGATCGGCCACTGCAGCGTGTGCGGTTCGGGTTTCCAGGTCATTGCGGGGTTCCTTGCGGGCACGAAAAAGCCGCCCGTAGGCGGCTTGGTTCGAGGGTGGGGAGGGTCAGACCATCAGGGCCAGGCGGCGGGCGCCCTTGAGCAGGTCGCGGCCGTTGACGACGACCTTCTGCGTGCGGGTATCGATATCGATCACCGGCACGCCCATTTCGAGGCGCGTGTAGGTGCGCAGCGCGATCTCGAGCACCGTCACGGGCTTGTCGCCCATCTTGAGGGTCTTCTCCTCGAGCTTTTTCAGCTTGCCGCCCTGCACGTGGTAGGTGAACCACTCGTTGCCGTCCTGGTCCTCGCCGGCTTCCTGCACGGTCAGCAGCACGTCATCGCCGCCGCTCACGCCCAGGGCCGCCATGATCGGCAGGCCGACGCCCTGCAGCGTCAGCTTGCCGGTCAGAGCCTTCATGCCGGTGGCCATCTCCTCGGGGATGTAGCGGCCCCCGCGCATCTCCTCCATATCGAACTCGATCGCCGGCGGATCGTAGTCTTCGATAGTGGCGTTAAGCGGCAGACCCTGCAGGGTCGCCGTGATGATCTGCCGCACTCGGTTGGTAAACATCAGAGGACGTCCTCCAGGAATTCTTCGATGATCGCGTCAGACGCATTGAGCTGGTAAATCATGTGCTCGTTCGGGGCATAGCGGCCGTAATCGATGCACAGGTACCAGGTGCCGTTTTTGTACTTCTCGACGCTGTTCAGCTCGGGGTGCAGGTACACCTTGCCGCCCGGGATGGTCTCGTCGGCGACCAACGTCTGCAGCCAGTCATTGATGCGCTTGACCTCCTGCTCCATGAAGGACTTGGTCAGGTTCTTGGCCATGACCTTCTGCGCCGCCTTCACCAGCTTGCGGGTGATGGCGTCCTCGAGGCCCACGTAGCTGATGAACTTGCCGGTGATCGTGCGGTTGCCGATCAGCGAGAAGCCGCCCAGGGTGGTGCGCGCGTAGTAGCTCACGCCGTAGCGGTTGAGCAGGTCGCCCTCGGTCGACTTGTCGAGGATGTTGTACTCGACCACGCGCGAGACGTCGGCCGCGTAGGTCACCTGGTTGCCCGGGCTTTCCCACTGCTTGACCGCTGCCAGCGCGGCGATCGCCAGGCTCGAGGGCGGCAGGAACACGTTGGCCTTGGCCGCCTTGGAGTAGACCGCCGGCATCTGGTGCACCATGTAGCCCCGGTCGTAACCCAGCGCGGCGCCGCCGATGCCCTCGGAATTGGTCACCTGGCCGGAGACCGGCACGTCGAGCCCGTCGAAGACGAAGCGCGCGCGGATCCGCTTGCCCAGGCTGGCGAGCTCGCTGTGCACCGCCTGCGCATCAGAGAAGCCCGGGGCGCCGATGATGGTCGGCACTTCCTGGCAGGTAGTCAGCGCCTGCAGGCCGGTTTTCTGCCCCGACTCGAGGTCGATGCCGCCGATCACGTTGTTCAGCGTGTCGGCCTCGAGGGCGCCCTCCTCGACGACCACGACGTAGATCGGCACCTTCACCACCTTGAGGATCTGGTGCACCACCTGGTAGAGCGTGCCCGCCTCGGCGCCGGTCGGATCCAGCAGCGCGGCCAGGGTGTAGCTGTTGATCCGAAACGGCGCATTACGCGGCACGCTCGCGTCCGCGTTCGGCGCGGTACCGACCAGGCCGACGACGTTGTCGCCAAGCCCGCCCATTGCCTCGGGCGATTCGGTCGTCTCGACCGATACGCCGTTGTGCTCGAAATTGGTTACCTCGGCCATGGTTACTCCTTAGCGGCGGTTTTCTTGGTGGTGGCAGCGGCGGCGGGCGCCTCGGCCTCGGTCTCGGTGGCGGTCAGCTTGATGCGGCCGGCGCGCAGCAGCTGCTGTGCCTCGACGTCCATCAGGTCGAGCTTTTCGCCCTTGGCCGCCCAATGGCCGCCCCCCTTGGGGAATGCGACGAGGACGGTGTAGTTCTTGCGAAGTGCGGCCATGTTGGGTTTCTCCAGGCGTAAAAAAACCGCTTGCGCGGCTCCGGGGTAATCGATGAAACGGCGGGCTAGATGGCCTTCGCCGGGTTGAGCTTGAACGTCATGCCCTTGCCGGGCTCGTCGCTGCCCTCGTGCTCGGGCTTGATCTTGTAGCCCAGGCGCAGCACGAAGGCGCGCGTGGCGCTCCAGGGCGCGACCAGATAGAAGCCATACCAACGGGAGGCCCCGCCCCGGCGCGCAGCGCTGACGAGCTGCCAGCCCCCTTGCCCGGGCTTGTCCTCGACGGTGTAGGCGCCGAGGTGGCGGATCTCGCACTCGCTCACCGGGCAGTTGAAGCCCGGGACCAGCCGCAAGTTGTTGACTGGGTTGCGCAGCGCCGCCCACCACCAGCGCGCGAGCCAGCAGTCGACCGGCAGCGGACCCAGCGGCAGACCAAGCCGGCGCAGCAGTGGCAGCAGGCCGAACAGCACGTAGGCGTCGCAGTTATCGGCCCACCAATAGCGTTTGTCGCCGTCGAGGCCGTCGTAGTCGTTGCCGAACAGCCAGGCCCAGCGCGGCAGGTTGACGATCGGCCGCAGGTCGCTGACCGACAGGCCGGGCACCGCGAACGGGATCGCCACCGCCACTACCAGCAGGCCGACGACGATCAGCGCCACGCGCACGACCAGGAGCACCGCCCACTGCAGCAGGGCGAGCGGGATCTCGAGGCACCACAGGGCGCCCCGCTTTAGAGTTGCGAGCATTTAGGAACCTCAGAAACGAGAAAGCCCCCAGGGCGGGGGCTTCGGTTTTAATTGAAACACTTAATCAGCAAGCGCCCTTTCTTTCTGCTCGGCTTCTGCGGCCTGAATATCTGCAGCAGTAAGAGAACCATCTCTTAAAAAACTAGGAACTTCTGCCTGATCAAAATACTCGGCCGAGTCGGTAAAGAATCCAAAATAGATCTTTTCGCCTTTTTTGAACCTTTCAATATACATTTTGGACCTCAAACGATTGCATGGCTACTTCTAACGTTTTGAGTGCTTAGATTCATAAACACTTCCGAGAAACTCGCGAAGCCAGTTAGAACATGCCCGCTCGATATCATATCCAGCGGAAATAGCGAGTTCCCATATATTGAAATAAAATAGGGAAGGCTTGCGATTGATCCAGAGCCACCCCCCGCCGCCCCTTTTATGAACTCTACGTTTCTCGAAAGAATAACCTGCAGAGCTGCCGAATCTGGCATGCTACCTGCCATATATTGCGATATAAGCGGAGCGTCACATAGTTCAACCCGAACACCAATTAGCTTTAGTTTTTCAAGCTGATTTGAATATTGCACAAAAGCACTAGATAGCGCGATCCAATCGGCACTTTGCGCGCTTGCGGCAGGCCAAGAATGACCTGTCGGATACTTTGCTGTCTTAATGACAGTGTTTCTTTGATATGAATTTACTTCGCTGATCTGCACGAAGGGGGCGCTAAACGCCGATACCGGCCGCCCATCAGAGCCAAACCCTTGCGTGATAGTTAGAGTCTTGGGCGCGCTGTCTGGCGAGTCGTAACCGAGAATACGTATCCGTGAAGACGCGCGGCACGCGCCCGTGACAACATGCTCAAAACCAGCGCGCAAATAAAGATCAACGTTACGGAATAACGCTACACCGTCGACGCCACGCGTCAGGCTGCTGAGCGGCGCCATAGTCTTTAGCGCTGCCGCCGCTGTTGTTCCTGAATTTGTGTCGGATCCATTTTCAGGATCGATATAAAAACTAACGTTCTGCGCAGCTTGAACTCGACTTGGAAATTTTGTAGTAGTGAACTCGTCAAAAGCCTTCTGAGCATCACTTACCGCTTTATTTATGTCGCTGATTTTACTGCCCACCGCACTTGTCAAAGAATTGGCAGCAGATACCAGCGCCGCAATTTGAGTTTCTAGGCTCACAGTTCGCCCCTTATATTGCGTTGATATTGGTCGCGCCGGTGTTAAACGCCGTCGCTAGTCGATTGAATGCATCACCCACCGACGCCTCCAGCGCCGTAACGCTGGCCGCCGAGGCGTAGTAGGTCGGCGCGTTGCCGCCGAGCAGCGATGCGTCGGCCGCCTTGCCCGTTTTAAGCAGGAATTTCCCGTCGGCTTGGGTGATGGTGTAGGTGGTCGCCTTGTCAGCCTTGGCGTCCAGCTTGGCCAACATCGTGGCGGCGAAGTTGGGATCCTGACCGAGGGCGTTGGCGAACTCCTCGAGCTGGTTCAGCGCTTCCGGAGCGGCGCCGATCAGGGCGTTGAATCGCGCCTCCATCTGCGCCGGCGTCACCACCTCGGATTTATTCGCCTTATCGAGCAGGCCGGGCACTGTCACCATCATCGTGACGTTGCCGGAGCCGTCGAAACCGATCTCGCCCTCGGCCTCGCCGGCCAGTGTCAGCAGACGGGCGATTTTGAGCCGGGAGGCCGTCGCCGCGTTGGCGCCCAGCGTGCGCAGCGAATCGTCGAGATCCGCGCGGGTGTAAACGTCGGCCTTGTTGGCCTTATTGCGCAGCTTGCCGTCGATCACGCCCATCAGGTTGTTGACCGAGGCGAGCAACGTCTCGAGCATTTCAGGCAATGCCATTTAGCCCCCTTGTGCGGAGATAGCCCCGGCGTGGTAGGTGAAAGCGCCCTGCAGATCCTCGAGCAGGGCGCCCAGCGTGGCGTTTGCGTCAGTGGCCAGGGTCAGCGCCTTGCGAGCATCGAGCTCGGCCTGCTTGGTGCGCTGCAGGACGTTCTCGGCCAGGGCGCCGACTGGCCCCTGTACGCCCACGCTGACCACCGTCAGCCGCGGCGAAACCTGCTGGCGAACCTCGACCACCCGGTTGCCCTGGCGGACGGTGACAATGCGCTCGACGCCGTGGGTCACGACGACCTTCGTCTGCGCGGCGTTCATGTCAGCAGCCCAGGCTCGAGCGCCACGGTGCCGCGCAGCAGGCTGTAGACGTCGCCGCTGGCGTACTCGAGGCGCAGCTCGTAGCGGGCGCCCTGCCATTGCCGCCCGCCCTGGCCGGCGGTCTTGGCCGGGGCCAGGCTGACCACCACCTCGCCAGTGAGACCGCCGAGGGTGATGCCGCCGTCCTCGGTACTGCACTCGGCCAGCACCTGCCGGCTATCAGCCGGGCACACCACGAAACGCGCCGCGCAGCCGGTGATATCGATCGGGGTGCCGTTGGCGTCCGACCAGGTCAGCTCGAAGCCGAAGGTGGTACCGCCAACGATGTGGAAAGTCGGCCCGTTCATGCGCGGCCCTCGAGCTCCATCACGCGGAGCAGCAGCCCGACGTGGCGCGCCATGTTGTCGATATTGGCGGTGGCCACCGTGGCGAGCTCCTCGGTCATCAGGATGTTGAGGTTCTCGGTCCCGACGGTCACCGTCACGCTGTTGGTGGGCAGCGCGGATATGTCCAGGGTGAACTTCTGCAGCAGCTTGGCCGTGGCGGCCTTGTAGCTCAGCAGCTGGCCGGCGACCGAGTAGACCGCCAGCAGGGTGCCGCTTTCGAGAAAGAAGCCGAACTCGCCGACCTCGTACTCGAGCGCGCCGCCGAACAGGCCGGCGATGCGGATCTGCTGCGAGCCGAGGTTTTCATAGTCGGCGATCGCGACGCGCTGTCGCTCGGTCTTGAGGGTCGTCTCGGCGCCGGTGGGCGTATAGCGGGAAGTGCCGGCAGCGATATGGGTAATCGCGCCCTTGAGGCCTTGGTTTTTCGCTTGCACCAGTTCGGCCAGGCCGGCATTGGTGAAGCGCACCAGGCGGGTGGTGTCGGTCATGGCATCGCCTCGAGGTCGAAGTCGTTGATGGTGTAGTGCTGCGCGGCGCCGGTACCGGCCACGGATCCGCCGAGGAGCAACTCGGGCAGCGCACCGCCGAGCACCTGGTCGTCGATCGAGATCGGTGTATCAGCCGCGCACGCGAGGCGCAGCCCGCCGGTGGTCTCGTGCGCGATAACCAGCTCGAGGTTGTCGCGCTCGCTCTTGGCGTCGTTCAGGCGGCGGATCAGGCGCACATGCTCGCCACGGATCCAGGGGCGCCCGACCGTGGCCTCGACGGTGAAGCTGTACGGCACGCCGGCCGGTTTCAGCTCGTGCCAGCTGGTGACCTTCGCCCCCAGCTGCATGGATTCCACCGCATAGGCCAGCGCGCGGCCGGTACCGGCCTGGCGCTTGATGGCCCAGGCCAGCGCCGTGGTCAGTCGCCGCTCACCCTCCGGCGCGGCCGGATCCCACTCGGCGACCCCCCGATCGACCGCCAGATAGGGCAGGAAGTCGGCCGGGGTGGCGTGCGGATCCATCAGCTCGGGAAACGGCGGGTCGATGCGCTCGAGCAACTTGCCGAAGGCCAGGTCGAGGCCCGTCTCGAGCAGCGAGCGACTGGCCGGGAGGAGCGTCACAGGCTGCGCGGTGGTGTCATCGCTCATAGCGTCCGCACCTCGAGCTCGATGCCCTCACAGTAGGGCGCCTGATGGGCTGCGCATTCGATCGGGGCCAGCGGCTCGAGCAGCTGCAGGCGCTCGGCGCCGGCGGCGTGCAGCACGTAGTCGATCCGGCTCGGGTCGACGTAGCCCTCGAGGAGGTGGCGCGCGGCGGCATAGGCCTCAAGGGCGGCGCGGGCATTGACCTGCGTCAGCTGCGCATCGGGGCCTTGGTTGATGTAGACGATCGCGCGGATCCGGTACCGCACGATCTCGGCGGCGCGCACGGTGACAAGATCCGTCTCCGGCCCCACGTCGTCGCGCGCGAAGTGTTTGCGCTCGGCCTCGAGCAGGGCCGCCGACGGGGTGCCATCGCCGGCGCGAGCCAGCACAGTGACGGCCACCTGGCCGGGCGCGGTCTGGCGACCGTTGGCGTCCTTCACCTGCGCCGCAAAGCCGTCAGGGGCGAAGGTGTAGGTGACGACCAGGCGCCCCGCCTCGGGGGCCTCGACGGTCACAGCGGCGCGCTCGCCCAGGGTCATGGCCTCGCGGCGGTACTGCAGGCGCGAGCCAGCGGCAGGGGCGTGCGGGGCGAGGTAGTAGCGCACCCGCAGATCCTCGTCGCCCTCGAGCAGCGGATCGACCGGCGGGAAGGCGTTCGGATCACCCTCGGCGATGACCCGGCGCTCGAGGCCGAGATCGGCCGCGCGGGCGTCGAGGTTCGAGCCCTCGGCCCACCATGCCAGCATCTGCTTGATGCGGGCGTTGTATTTGCGCTCGTGGCCCTGCAGGCGCAGCGTAAAGGCCTGCAGCATCATGGCCAGCAGGTCGCTGTCGTTTTCCAGCGCCACGGCCAGGCGCGCGGCCTTCTCGGGGTCGCGCGCCTGCACATAGGCCAGCACCTCGGCCTTGAACTCGGCGAGTAGCGGCTCGAAGGCTTCGACCTTGACGATCTCGGGCTCGGCCAGCTGGTTGAGCCCCGGAATAAGCATGCTCACGTGACCACCTCAAACGTCATTTTTCGGTTGTGCCAGATACCGGCCAGGCGCAGCCGCAGACCGGCGCCCTCGCGGGTGGCGACGATCGCCTCCGGCACGAACTCGCCGAGGCCGTTCGCCTCGTTGTAAAAGGCCTCGGCCGCGTCGGCCTGCGCGAGGATCAGCAGCCGATCGCCGAGATTCTTGCCCAGCCGGGTGACCAGGCGGCAACCGTACAGCGGGCGCTTCTGGCGGGTGCCGAGCGGGGTTGTCAGGGCGCGGGTCGCGCGCTGCACGAAAGCGGGCCAGTCGTCGACGGTGGCGCCGGTGTCGCGGTCGATGCCGATCATTCAGGTACCCCGCCAGTGCTCGGGCCGCCCGAGTTCAGGTGCTTGTGATCCTTGCCAATGTTCTTGCCGTCGTGATCGACGAGCGGGCCGACCAGGTGCACGCCGCTGGCATCGATGCGGATGCCGGAGCCATTGCTCAGCAGCTCGATGCAGGTGCGGTCGTGCTTGATCGAAGTCGGGCCGTTCTCCCAGGCCTGCGCATGGGCGGCGTGGTCATAGGTGCTTTCCGCGCCGTCGGGGTAGGTGCGCCGGTGCAGCTCGCCGCGATCGGAGACCGGCGGGAAGGCGCCCGAGGGGATGCCCGTCAGGGCCACGCTTTGCGCGCTGCCATCACCGGCGCCGAAGTTGATCAGCAGGCATTGCTCGCCCGCACTCGGGTGGCGCGTCTCGCTGACCTCGCCGGCGCTGGGGTTGAAGTAGCGAATCCACGGCGACAGCAGCTCGCCATGGCTCACCCGGCAGCGGCCTTTCGCCGGATCCACAGCGGCGACGGTGCCGATGCGGTTGTGATTCTCGGCCCGGCGCCGCAGGTCTTCGATTTCCGTCTCGAGCTCGGCCAGACGCTCGATCAGCGGCGCCAGGTGGACCCGCAGAATGGCGTCGAACATCGTCACACCTCGAGCGGTTGGTAGTTCGCCGGATCGTCAGGATCCACCCGCCAGGTGAAGGCCACGAGCGGGGCGGTGTTGAGGGTCGGCTCGGGTATCACCTCGCCGATCGCCAAGCGCTGCCGGAAGGTGACGCCCCAGGCGTCGTATCCGTCGGCGCCGCGCTGGAATATCGAGGGGCCGCTGTGCAGATCCTCGGGGTAGTTGCACTGGCGGCCGTGAAAGCCCCAACGGTTGCAGTCGGCCAGCCGCTCGAGCGCGGTCGCGAGGTTGATCGCCTCGAGGTTGGCGTACTTGCGCCACCGGGCGACGACCGCGTGCAGGGTGACGCTGACGTCGTGCACGTAGCGCCCGTCGTTCTGCCTGGTGGCCGGGGTGGTGCGCTCGAGCTCGATCAGCACGGTGGCGTCACCGACCTTGCCGTCAAACTCCTCGTAGTTGGCCACGCTGACGCCAAGCCCAGCAGCGTGGACGGCGTCACCGATGGCGAAGAACAGGTCGGACAGCTGATTAAGCGGCCTCGAGGACATAACGGGCCTCCTGCTCGAACAGTTCCATGAATCGATTGGTGGCGCGGCGCTCCCAGCGCTCGAGGGCGCCGAGGCCTTCGCCTTCCCAATCCTCGGTCACCTTCTCGATCGGCAGGCGCTCGCGGCCTTTGCGCCGGAATACCAGGCGCTGCGTCGATCGCATCGGCGATATGAATGCGTCGTCGTATTGGCGGTGACCGACCGCGACGCCGGTCGGGGTCTGCTTGGGCGTGCCTAGGTAGTGCACGCCGATGGGCCGCAGACCGACCCACAGCTTCACCTCGCGGGAGGTCGAGCGGCTGTGAATCTGGTAACGGTGGCGGATGGGGCTCTGCGTGATGCGCAGCTCGCGGGAGATCTCGCGCGAGCTGTGCGTGCGCAGCCACAGCGCCGTTTTGCGCAAGGCGCGGGCGGCGGCCAGGTCGAGGCGGCGCGGCATATCGGCGATGGCCTTGTCGACCGCCGCCCAGCCATCCACCTCGAAGTTCAGCTCGAAGCCTGCCATCTGCCCCGCTCCCCTGCAGGTGCTGCTCGGTTGCCATACGGCACGAGGGTTAACAGCGAGCGCAGGCGCCCGAGCGGCTCAATGCTGCCGACGGAATACTCGACCCCGTCGACGACGATCTTCGCCGTCCGGTCCTGCGGCACCGCCGAGGTGGCCATCTGCAGCAGCACCTGGTCGGGCCGTGCCCGCAGGTTCGCCGCGTTCGGATCCACGCCCGAGCGGTACTGCCGACCCGAACGGGCCGGCGCTCCCAGCATGCCGTTGACCGGGCGCGCCTCCCGCCCCGGCTCGATCACCTGCACCGTGCAGCCGAACTCGTCGGGGTCGTAGAGCGCGTCGAGGTCATCGGCGCCGATCACTTCTTGCCGGCCTTGGCGTCGGTGGCGGCCGGCTCAGCGGCTGCAGCCTTGGCCTTTTCCAGCGCGGCGACTTCGGCGGTCAGCTCGTCGAGCTTCTTGCCGCCCTCCTCGAGGTCGCTTTCCAGCGCCTTGATATCACCGGCGAGCTCGTTCTTGCGCTCCTGCAGGGCGGCGATTTCGTCCTCGAGGTCGCCCTTTTTGCGGGCGAGCTCTTGAACTTGCACGCTGATGACCTCGGCGACCTCGTCGTCGCCCTGCTCGGCGCGATAGGCGGCGACCTCCTCGTCGGTGGCGTCGCGGGCCAGCTTCGAGCCGATCCAGTCGTTGCGCAGCGCGCGGTCGACCTCGAGCGTGGTGGCGGCTTCTACAAACTCGCCATGCACACTCAGGCCGAGCAGCGTCACCACGATGTAACTCGTGGGCAGTTGCTTGCTCATGGGGTTGGTTCCTTGTGATGCGGTCAAAAACGGGGGCCGGAGCCCCCTACCTGCCCGCTTTCAGGTTCGGTTAGCCCGCTGCCTTGTTGCCAATGCAGAAAGCCTCTTTGCGGCGGATGCCGGCGTCGACGTCTTGGAATACGCGCAGCATCAGGCCATCGCTGCCAGCCAGGGCATACGGGTCGGGCTTGAGGTCCAGCACGCCCCACATGCCGAGGATCATCTGCGAGAAGTCGCCATAGACCCACTTGTCGGCCGGCATCTGGTTGGTCGCCTCGGCGTGGTAGCCGTTGACCTCGTTGTCCTTGCCCCACAGGCGCTCGCCGGTACCGGCGAAGACTTCCTTCTTCTTGGCCTGGCCGCGCTGGGTGACGCTGGTCAGATAGGCCAGCGAGCCGCTGTCGACGTTGAAGGTCGCCGCGCTGCTTTCCATGTTGACGACCGTATCCCAATCGATCCCGGTGCTCGGGAAGTTCAGGGTCGGAACGCCGGCCATGTTCAGCAGGCCGAGGATCTGGTTATCGACGCCGGTGCCGGTCAGCAGCGCCAGGTCGATGGCCACGCCGATGCCGTCGACCAGGTCACCGATGATCAGCGACTCGATCGAGCGGCTGGCCTGCTTGCGCAGCTTGCGGGTGACCGGGATCGCGCCGGCGATGGTCTTCGGCGACAGCGGGATGGTGGTCAGGTCGAAGTCGCTCGCGGTGACGTTCTCGCCCTCGCCCAGCCAGTAGAAGTTGGCGCCGTTGAGCTTTTTCGGAATGTCCAGGTCGCCCACCAGGCCGCCCAGCATGCGCATGCCCAGCTTGGCCATGACGGTGCGGTTGCGCAGGATGTCGACGAACTGGTCGAGGCGCAGGTCGGTGGCCACCAGCTCGCCACCCTTACCGGCCTCGGTCTTGTTCATGCCGCGCTTGTAGCCCTCGAGCAGCAGGTCGTGCGGCACGTAGAAGCCGCGCGCCTCCTTCTTGAGGTGGTCGCCCAGGGCGATGCTGACCTCACGCTCGAGGCCCGCCTTGCTCCAGTCGTTCTCGGCGGCGGCGTTCAAGGCGCGCATCAGCGAGTATTCGCCGACTTCCTTCTCGCTCAGGCCCATGCCGCGCGCCGATACGTCCTGCGTGAACTTCGGCAGCTCGCGGGCGCCAGGCTTGGCCGGCGGGGTGCTGGTGGCGGTCGGCTTGTGACGCTCGAGCAGCTGCGCGCGCAGCTGGTCAACCGAGTGGCCGGCGGTGATGGCTTCGGTTGCCAGGGCGCGATGCGCCGGGAACTGATCGCCGAGGGCCATCAGGTCAGCCACGCGCTGACGCTCGACGACGACCGGGTCGGTGCCGTTGGTGGTGGTGGCGGTCGGATTGGTGCGCTGACCGTCGTTCGGGTCGTTCGGCTGGGGCATTTCGATACCTCGAATGGTGATGGTGTGTATGGGTGTTTCAGGGGCGGAACGCCCTACCCCGACGGTCGGGTCGGCGGGCACGGAAACGCTGGAAACCTCGTAGGGCTCCCAGCGGGTGACGCGGTAGTGATCGAGGCCGTTTTCGCTGCGCTCGAGGACCATTTCGACGGGGATGTAGCCGACCGAAATGTTCCGGCGGATGCCGTCGATCACGTCCTGCCAGATCTCCTCGGCCTGCTCGCTGCGCGAGAAGCGGATCCGCGCGCGCAGCTTGCGATCGCTGTCGATCCAGGCCTCGTCGACGACGCCGATCTGCCCGTTCCAGCTGTTGTGCTGCAGCAGGAAGGGCGCGCCGGCGCGCAAGCGGGTCAGGTCGACCGACTCCTCCGAGTGGTCGAGCACTTCCATGCCGAACCACCGGCGCACCGGGTATTCGCTGGAAACGGCGACCTCGACGGTGCGGGCCTCCTTGTCGATGGTCGACAGGTCGACGGCGAGCGAGCGCTGCAGCTGCTGGCCCTCGATCTGCCGCAGGACGGGCGGCAGGGCGCCGCTATTCGTCTTCGGTGCCGTCGGGTTTGGCATCGTCGGGTTCCTCGGTTGGTGTGGGTTCAGCGAGCAGACCCAGCTCGCGCAAGCGCTCGGCCTCGTCGGCCAGCTCGGCGAAGATCTCGTCGGGGTCGTCGCCATTGGCGCGGATGTACGAACTGCGCGACTTGGTGCGGTTGCCGATCGACTCGGTGGCCGATTTGCTGTCTTTCAGCGGGTCGACCCAATCCCAGCCACGTGGCTGCCAGGCCTGCTCGCTGCAGCGGGCCAGATCCCGGGGCGGGATCTGCAGCGCGCCCTTGAGCAGGGCGCACTCGAACCAGGTTTCGCCGAGGCGCTCGAGCAGCTCGCTGATGACCAGCTCCTGCACGCACTTGTAGAAGTCGCGCTCGTCGAGCGTGCCGTCGCGCAGGCTCGAGAAGCTGACGCCCTCGAGGTCGTTGGAAAGCCGGTTGTAGCTCGGCCCCAGGCCACCGGCGGCGCTGCGCAGGGTGTCTTTGACGAAGGGGGCGAAGTCGCTCCCGGGCGTGTTGTGGTTGAGTTCGCGGTACTTGTAGCCGTAGGGCAGCGCGCGGGCGGTACCGGCCTCGACTTCCTCGTAGATCGCGCCGACGTCGTCTTCGTCGTCGTTGGGCGGGTCGAGCCATTCGGCGTCGGGCTCATAGAAGCCGGTGATCTTGGCCGCATGCTCGGCCTTGATCCGCGTCGCCTGGCGAAACTCCTCGAGGTGGTGCAGATCCAGCGCGGCGGCATGGGTCCAGGTGAAGCCACGCACCTGGTGCGGGCGCCACGGGTCGAGGCTATGGATCAGCTCGTCGGCCGGGATCCGCTCGTACTTCTCCTCGACTGGCCCGTGATAGACGTCGCCGGGGTGGTACTTGAGCAGCCAGTAGGCGACCGGCCGCTCCCAGGCGTCGACCTCGACGCCCATGCGGATGCGGTTGCCGTTGTCGAGCTCCTGGTTAAGGTTGAGATCCAGCCGGTCGGCCTCGAGGATCTGCACCGCGAAGCCCCAACGGTTCGGCCAGTTGCGCAGCAGGCGCACGAGCACCTCGCCGTCGCGGGCCAGGGTCTCGATCCAGAGCCAGGAAAACGTCACAAAGCTATAGCGGCCGGTGACGTCGAAAACGCCCTTGCGGCAAAACTTCGCCCACTCCTTCTCTATCAGCCGGCGGGTGATGCGATCGGGCTTGCCATCGGGCAGCACGGCCTTGGATTGCAGGCGGATGCCATAGGGGCCGACCACGTTCTGCCGCAGCAGGCGATAGAAGCGCTTGAGCGGCGAGGCGTTGATCGACTGCTCGCGTGCGCGCTGCCGCAACGTCTCGTGATCGCCATAGATCAGCTGGTTGGCATCGGCGCCACTCGAGCGGCGCGACCAGGCCTTCGTCAGCCCGCCACCGCTGGCCATCTTGAAACCTCGACGACCGACGGTCGGCTCTCGCCGTTCGGTGCTGGCATCGGCTGCAGGCGTGCGCCCGCCACCCCAGCCCAAGCGCGCAAGGGCGCGGCGTAGCGGGTTCATAGGCTTACCTCAGAATGAAATGCACCGGGCGGCCAAGCGGCCACCGGCGTGCGCGCTCGCGGGCCACCTCGCGGCGGTACTGCAGGCGCAACTCGTTGAGCCGCTCGATCGGGATCCGATCAAGGCGCTGGCCGTCGATCTCGTAGCTCTGCTGGTCTTTCGGGATCCGCTTCTCGAGCGCGGCCTCGATCAGGGCGAGCATGCGCTGCGAGTGGCTGCGCACGTCGCTCGGCTCGGCCGTGGCGAGGTTCGGGTCGACCTGCAGCGTGCCCTTGGCCACGGTCAGGCGTTCGTCGCCCTTGGTGGCCAGCGCGACCCAGCGGTAGAGACCGGGCGCCCACGTTGCCGTGGTACCGGCCGAGAGCTCGACGCGGTACGGGGCCGCAGCGATCGCCGCGACCTCGTGCCGCTCGGGGCCGCTGAATACGTACACCAGCGCCCAGCCATCAGCGGCCGGGCAATCGGGCACGTCACGCGACCAGGCGACCGAGTCGCCGGCGTGTAGGGTGGTCGGTTCCATGGGTCACCGGGGTGATTTGCGGATGATCTTCACGCGGGGCCGGGCCTTGGCCTTGGGCTTCGAGGGCTCTGCAGGCGGTGACGGCCGGGGCGCAGGTGGTGGGGCTTCGTCGCCCTCCTCCTGGTCAGCATCCACCGGCGCGGGCTGCGGATCCGCAACGGGCTGGCCACCCTTGACCAGGGCGACGAGCTCGGCGCGGGTCAGCGCGCCGACTTTGCGGCGCTGCAGCTTGTCGCGCAGGGCGAGGATGTATTGCATCGCCTCACAGTCGAGGTAATGGTTCTCGCCGACCTGGTGGAAACGCCCCTCGCTTTCGCGCCATTCCTCGCCGACCAGCTGCTTGCAGTAGTCGTCGGTGACTTGTTGATGCAGCAGCCACCAGCCCGGCCGGGTATCCGGTCGGCCGAAACGGCTATGCACCCAGCGCTTCGCGAGGGGCGAATCGAACGCCCAGCGAGCATCGCCGCGCTTGCGGGTCTTGCCTTTCTTGTCCTGCTCGACCAGCTCCTTGCGGAACGGTTTGTCGAGTTTTTCCCGGCCGCGCAGGGCGATGGCTCGCCCCTTGTGTTCGTTGATGAACTTGTAGACCTGGTCGTCGCGGTAGCCGATATCGATGCCGGTCAGGCTGATGCCGTGGCCGTCGCCGTATTCGGTGTCGATCAGCTCGGAGAGCTGGTCCCATACCGCATCCTGATCGGTCTCGCCCCACAGCTCGCCATGCTCGAGGAGCATCGAGCCGAGGCCGGCAAACCATGCGCGCACGACATACACCAGGCGGCTTTTCTGCACGTCGATCGTGCAGTAGATCCGCAGGGGCTCGTGCAGCAGCTCGGCGGCGGCATAGCCGAAGCACTGCGCGCGAACCTCCTCCCAGCTGGGGGCGTCGCCCGCCTCGGCGTAGCACTCGCCGAAACCCGTGTTGTAGACGGCCAGCAGCTTGGCCGGGTCGCCATCGATCAGGGCGGCCAGCAGCTTCTTGGCCAGGAATCCGTAGGACTTCTTGACGGCGAAGCTGCACAGGCCCGAGACCCATATCGAGTAGTGGGTAAACCCGGCCGTGTCGGCGGTGCCGAGGATCTGGCCCTTCTTGCTGATCGACTCGCCGGGGGCAACCGGCACGCCCCGGGCATTCATCCAGGGGCGCCACTTGTCCTCGATCATGCAGCCGTTGCAGGGGCAGGTCAGCCGCGCATGCTTGAAGGCCTCGTCGGGCGTGCACTCCTCGGGCGAGCCCTTGCCGGGCCACCAGAGCAGGCCCGACCAGGGCACGAAGTATTCGCCGCACTCGGGGCACGGTACCGCCCACTCGTGGCGCGTGCCCGATTGCCAGAGCTGCCAGACCTTCGAGCCGACTTTCTTCGCCTCGGCGACGACCCAATGCCACAGGCCGGTGCGCTCGTCGGGGCGGCGTTCGATCTTGCCGTGCGTAGGCGTGGCGGTGTAACCGATTTTCGAGTCGGCGTAGGCATCGCCCCGCGCCTCGATGATCTCGGTCGTGTCACCTTCGCCGGTGTTTACGATGCGATCGACCTCGTCGACCATCACCAGGCCGGCAGAGTCGGCGGCAAGCTCGGTCGGCGAGCCAGCCCAGGCGAAACGGAACTTGGTACCGCCCAGCCACTTGACCGTTTTCGTGCTGCGCCCTTCGTATTTCGCCGCGAGCGACTCGCACTCGCCGAACATGGCCATGAATTTGGGCTCGACCGTGCCATCGATCAGCGGCTTGGTCGGAGCAACGTACAGGCAGGGCGTCGGATCCTCGTCGAGCCGGTGGCCGATGATGTTCTCCATCGTCACCGACTTGCCCATCTGCGTGCCCATGACGAAGGTCACGCGGGAAAAGCAGGGCTGCGCGAACGCCCAGGCGACCGGGCGCATATAGGGGTTGGTGTCAGGGTTGAACGGGCCGGGGATCGGCGCGCTCGGCGGCATGATGCGCTTGTCGGCCGCCCACTGGTCAGCCGTCCTCGGCGGCGGCGCCTGCACCATCTTCGCCGCGTAGCTGATCGAGGTGGTCAACGTCCGCAGCGAGCTCGCGTGCGCGACGTTCGAGGCGGTCGGCAGTAGCTGCGCGGATACGCCGCGTTTCTTCAAATACTCGAGCTCGGATGGTGGCAGGGTCATCGATCACCGCCAGATCGGCAGCGCAGCGGCTAGGCAGCGCGTCGAGTTGAGTTGCATAAACGGCCGCGACGCTGACCAGGATCTGCGCCACGGTGTCGGCAGGCAGGAGCCGGCCGCGCGTCTGGTCGATCTCGAGCTGCAGTTTTTCGCGGCGAGCGCGCTTGAGCAGGCGATCCTCGGTCGAGGCCGAGGCGAGCCCCTCCTCGTCTTCGTCATCGTCTCCGAGTTCCTGGCGAACGGCGCGGGCGATCAGCCACTCGATCGCGGCCTCGCTGTCGATCTGCACCTCGACGCCACGACCACCACCGCCGGAAACCGGCAGGCCGTCGTCGATCAGTTTCGAGATCCAGCGCGGCGACTTGCCGATCAGCTCGCCGAGCTCTTTCTTGCTGACGATCTTGCCCATAAGGAGAAAGGACCAAAGGAGCCAAGGAACAAAAGCGCAAAACCGCATAAGTCCTTTTGAACTGATGCGGTTTTGATCCTCTGCGGAATAGGGTCGAGGCCCCGCCGTGACTGGCTGCGGGGTCAGCCGAGCGATGCAGGCCGGCAGGGCCTCGAGAAAGGAAGAACGGACCCGACTCGCGGATCCAAACCCACGCGAAGGTCGCGAGTTTCACACCCGTGAGGGGTCACCCCCTCGGGGAGGACCCACAGGCCGAGGTGCAGGCCGGGCCGATGCAGCAGGGCGCGTCGACAGCATCAGCAGCCTGCGAAGCCTTGAGCGTTTCGCGCGCTTGCGCGATCGCATTGCGGCCGACGTCTTCGCGGATCTCGTGCATGGTCTGCTTGAGGCGATAGCCCTCGAGCTTCCACAGTTCATCCCGTGCAAGCCGCTCGGCCTTGCTGATCGCCAGCTCGATGCCGAGCTGCAGACGGAAGTTCTCAGGACTCGCGCTGGCCGACTCAGCCGTCACCAGCGTGAAACCCGACGCCATGATCGCGGTGGCCAGCACCGTGGTCGTTCCTGGCACGTGGTGCGTGCTGTAAGTGACGCCCTTCATCAGCGCGTCAATGTGCTGCGGGGTGATGCGCGGCGCCGATAGCCCCAGGTTGGCGATCTTGGTCTCGACTTGCTTCTCTGCTGGTGTCATGCGGGTGCTGCCTTGTGAACTGGTGAAAGGGAAGTGCTACCCCAAGGGTTATAACGGCCGAGCCAGGAAACCCAACTCAGGGCGCCGGGCCGGCCGAAAAAACCTTCTCGCGCTCCCGCACATACGCCTGCAGCTGCTCGAGCTGCGCCGCGTTCGCATGGCATGCGCCGTAATTGCCGGCGACCGTGGCGGCCACCGTCGAGAGCTGCACCTCGCCGTCAGGGAGGGATTGCAGCGGCCGGGGGGTGCGCATCAGCAGCTCCGGGGCCTGCTCCGAGATCCTCGGCGCGGGCGGCTGCGTCGTGCAGCCGTACAAAGCCAGCAGGCACAGCACAGCGAGAGTCGTCGTCAGGCGTGACATAAACGGGCACCCTTTGAATGATTGTTTTGCCTTGCTTCTCGATCACCTCGACCCGGTCGACGTACTCCGTCACCACCCGGTCGCGCACGGTGCCGAGCGCTTGGCCCTGCTCGAAGGCCTGCCGCAGCTGCTCAGCCGCCAGCCCCTTGGCCTTGTCCTGCTCGCTGTTCGCGCCGTTGATCCAGCCGAGGGCGAACAGCAACGCCCCGATCACGCCGAGCGCGACCAGGCCATAAAGTCGTGAAGTCATAAGCCCACCAGGTAGAGAGTGCGCTGCAGTTGCCGCCGCACGACGATGCCGCCGCAGTTGCTTGCAGCGAGCCGGCAATCGCGGCCCGCGACGAACATCCAGCGCAGGAACTGATCGGCGGCGGCGACGTAATCGCCGGCAGCGGTCAGGCGGTAAAGCGTCGACCGGGCGAATGCCCCGGGGCCGACGTTGTAGACGAAGTCGGCCATGGCGATCTTCTGCCAGATCGTTGCCCTCGGCGCGGCGCGCATCACGAAGTCGACAGCACCGCCGAGATCGCCCTGCAGGTACGCCGCGCACTGCTCGGGCGTAGCCCGGTCACCAGCGCGGACGCCCTTCGTGTGCCCGGTGCAGATCGTCCAGACGCCGCCGCTGTCGGGGTAGGCCTCGAACTCGGTGCCTTCCATTTCCGGCGTGAGGATCATCAGGCCGGCGATGATCGCGGCGCGCTCGACCGGCGCCGGCAGGCCCGTCTCGTTGACGGTGAAGCCTGCAGCGGCAAGCGACAGCGTCACCGCCGCGACAATGCGCTTAATCAGCGTCATGGCGGCGTGCCTCCTTGCGTCGATCCATCCAGAGGCGGAACAGCGGCACGACCCAGCGCCGGGCGACCAGGTCGGCCAGCAGCGCGGCGTAATACAGCGCCGGCAGGACCAGCAGCCACTTCTCGAGGGTCAAACCATAGAAAGCGAGCGGGATCGCCGGCGGCACGAGCTTGGCGCCCTCGACGGCGACGGCATCCGCCATCGGCTGCAGCTTGTGGGCATCCATCGGCGGCGCTCCAGGAATAAAAAAGCCCGCTCAGTGGCGGGCAAAGGAACACTGATGGCGTCAGTATTCGGAGGAGATTGGATGCGCCCGGTGGGCGCGGCGACCTGCAGAAACGACAAAGCCCCGCACGGTGGCGGGGCTTTGGTTTGCATGTATCGCATTAGAGCACTTATTAGACATTATCCCTTACTTTTGCGCAATAGGCTTTTTCGCCTTTTTCGCTTATCCGCCTTTGCGCCTTTGCTCCTTTGTTCTTTTGCGCCTTACCGCATAGACCTCGCCCACCCAGCCCGGGCGCCCTGCAGGCTCCCGAAGCCCTCGACCTCGTGGCCACACCCACGGCAACGAGCACCCCACTTGCCGCCCGTCTCGAAGTAGCGCGGCAGCATGGCCGCCTTGCACGTGTGCCGATCCATATCGGGATCATTGATCAGTTCCCAGGAGGCCGCCGCCGCGACCTCGCAGGTCGTCACCTCGCCGCGATGGCGGCAACCCGGGCAGGCGTACACCCTGCGCCCCGTCTGCGGATCGAGACGGCGCTCGGGCTGGCTCCCGCATTGCGAGCAAGGCGTCATCACAACCCCCGATCCATCAGCACAAACCGGAAGCCTGCCAGCTCCTTGCAGAGCGCAGTCAGCGCGTCCCGATCCATCGCAAAAACCTCGTTGCGCATCGCCTGCCAGCGTGGGCACCAGTGCTGGTCCCAATTCGGCGTCGATACGCCCAGCAGCTCGCGCAGGCGGCAGGCGGCGTGCAGCTCCTTGCCGGCATTCACGAAGCGCTTCGCATCCTGCACCGCGAGGTGCGCCAGGCCCTTGGCCTTCTGCCTGGTCTTCGCCTGCACCTTGCCGAGCTGCGGCTCGTAGCGCGCCCACAGCGCCACCACGGCGCCGGCCTCGTCATCCCAGGCACGCGAGTCGGCGTAGGCGTAGCGGATCCAGTGCTGATGCTCCGGCGCGAGCTGGCCGACCGCGCGGACGATACGGGCATCCTGAAAGGCCAGCGGCCCGAGCGGGATGCTGCTTTTCTTCTTCGGACGGGTCTCGCTGGCGATCACGCGCGTGGTTCCTTTCGCCAGGGCGGCGACGTAAGCGGTGGGCAGGCGCCCCGGCTCCGCACCCTCGACCGGGCACTCGGCCCGCTCCTCGAGGATCCGCGCCGGAACGACGTCACGGGTGTTTTCGATGGTGTAGGCCGCCACGCGCTTGCCGTCATCTTCGCGGAAGTGCTGCGGCCCCAGGAAGGCGCCGAGCACCAGGTCGCGCATGACGGCGCGGTCGTGCGTCGTCACCGCCGGCACCCGGCGAGGGGCGGCAGCGACCGGCACCGGGTCGACCGGCTCGTCGATCACGTAGTAAGTGACCGGGGCAGGGCGGGGTTTTGCGGGGCGCGGATAGCGCGAGAGGCTTAGCGTTTGCATCGGGCGGCCTCCTGGCGATCGTGTGCGTCCTGGCACTTGGTGCAGCGGTGCGCGGTCGGCACGGCCTGCAGGCGGCCGGGGTGGATCTGGCCACCACAGCCAGAGCACAGCCCCGACGACTCGCTATAGCCCGAGCGGATCCAGCGATCGCCGAGGGCCACGGCATCACAGCGGCGGGCGCGGGCATCCATGAAGGCCGCGCCAATGTCGAGCTGCAGGTCGACGACCCGATCGCAGGCATCAGGCATGGAACAACCCCGCCGGAGCAGGGCCGCCAGCGCCGTGCAGCAGGCGATCGGCATACCCCTCGAACTCCTCGACCACGCGCGCGTTCAGCGCGCACCACCAGGCCTCGGCGGCCTCCTGGTCGTAGGCGTCGAAGAACGCATCGGCCGCCTGGCGCGTGGCGAAGTGCTTCACCGTCTCACCCTTCGCACCGAAAACCCGCCCCTCGAGGCGCACCGCACAACAATCGACGCCGCGCGCGGCCTCGTTGACGGCCATCAGCACCGCATGCGGCGCCACCCTGAAAACCTTGATCCAATCGCTCACTGCTGCGCCTCCTTGCGTGACGGGATGCTGACGAACTGCTCGAAAGCGTGACGGTCACGCCGCGCGAGATCCGCGACGTTGCGTAGAATCAGCGTGATGGCCTCGGCCTGCTCCTCGAAGCCACCGAGCTCGCAGATCAGCGCGAGATCCGCCTGCGTGCCCTTGTAGGCCTCGAAAGTGATCGGCACCGCTGCGGCGCGCTGCTTGGCCGCTTCATCGCGGCGACGCTTGCGGCGCTGGCGGATCCGCGCATGCCGGCGCTTGCGCTCCTCGGGCGTCTCGTTGACCGGGGCCGGCTCCTCGAGGTCGAGTGCCAGCTCCTCGAGGTCGACGGGCTCCTCGACCTGGTCGAGCGGGGCGTCAGTCATTGGCCACCGCCTTGCCCTGATCGAGCAGCAGCTGCAGCGCGGGAAGGGGGCGGCCAGTACCGGCGGCGACCGACGTCAGCTCGTTGATCAGAGCGAACACGGCGTCGACGCCCTCCTTGAGCATGCGGTCGACCTCGGCCGGATCGTCGTTGCGGTCATAGCGACCGTTGTGCGAGGGCTTGGCGGCGGCGATGAACTGGCCGACCTCCTCCATCACCTCGCCGATACGCGCGGGCACGGCAGCAGCCGGGGCGGGCGAAAGGGTAGGCAGGCGAAGGTTGGGCACGCCGATCAGCGCGAGGCACGCCTGCTGCGCGCGCTTGGCGTCGTCAGGCGGCAGGCAGTCGAGCCAGACTTGTTTCCACTCGAGCGGGAAGGGGGCGGTACCGTTGAAGATCCGGTTTAGCCGCTGGCCCCAGGCCTTGCGGCTGCGCAGGTACTCCTCGCCGTCGGCGGGCTCTGCCAGGGGCTCGACCAGATCGGCCGCAGCCAGAGCGGGCGCGAGGCGCTCGTGGGCGAATTTTTCGACCGACCACTCCGAATGCCGAAACCACAGATTAGTGGCCTCGAGCACGATTTCCCGCTCTGTACGTGCCGCCATAGCACTTTTCCCCTCGTTGTGGGTCTGTATGTAGTTATGGCGACATTTTCTCTATACAGAACGAAAGTGGCAACACAATTTCGCCTTGGTGAATGGCAATTTTCCCTATTCAAATTGGACAATATGCAAAGGACTGAGAGAGGCCACCATGAAAGAGACCTTTTCCATCGGGCCGGCGATATTGCGTCGCCGACTGGCCCGAGGCTGGTCGATGCAGAAAACCTGCGACGAGGCCGGCAATGCGCTTTACCCGAGCTTTCTGTCAGCGGTGGAGAAGCAGAGCAGCATGCCGAGCGTGGCGATCGCCTACGCGCTGGCGAAAGCCTTCGGCACCACTGTCGACGCCCTGATCGAGGAAGCGATCGCCCCAGGCAGCACACCCGCTCCGGCCGAGTCGGCCAAGCGGGTGCCGGTCATCCCTTGGGAATTGGCCGCCGAATGGGCTAAAAGCCCCGTCATAGAACGGTTGCCGACAGGTACCCCGTGGGTGCTGCCACCCGACAACCCACCCGGCGCCGTGTTCGGCCTGACGGTGCGTGACGACACCATGCACGCCCCCAGCGGCCCCGCCTTCCCGGTCGGGTCGATCATCTTCGTGGATCCACGGCAGGAAGCCGAGGCCAACGACCTGGTGGTCGGTTACACCGTCACCCCGGCCGAGCCGACCTTCAAGAAGTTGATCCAGGACGGGTCGCAGCGGTACCTTCGACCGTTGAATCCACAGTTCCCGCCGATCTCGGTGGATGGCAATTTTCAGGTAATTGGAGTGGTTACCGGCATGCAGATGCGCATCGCCAAAGGCCTTATCCGATAAACAGTATGCAGAGGGTTTCTCTATAGAGAATGGATGGCGTAGACTGCGGGCTTAATCCCGCAGCATCACCTTTTCAGCAAGGCGGAAAAGAAAAAGCCCCGGGGCTGGTAACCTCGGGGCTGATCTGAAAACGTCGCTGGTGGGCGAACTGGACAAAACACAAGTGCTTGACCCTGTTGAAGATTTTCCCTGTTTTGCGGGCAGGAGGAAATCGGGGCATAGCGCTTCAGCACAGCCAGTCTAAACCCCATCATTGCAGCGTCAACGGATTGTTCTTTTGTGCTTTTGCGTTTTTGTGCAAAGGAACATCATGCAGAACACGAAGGACGACGCGAGCGCACTGGCCCGGTTCTACGCCGAGCGGTTCCGTTCCGACCCCTGGTCACTGATCGACTTTTTCGACGCTGATATCGCCGACGTGGCGGCATCGGTCGGCATTCGCTGGTCAGCGATTCGCAACGAGATCGGCCTGCGCGGCGACAAGGCCCGCCCCAAGGGCAAAGACGGCGTAACCGACAAGATCCACCGGGGCAAAGTCATGGCGTGGGGCGACACGAAGCGCGCCGACGACTTCGACTATCCCTTCTTCACCTTCAACAACAACAACCCGGCCTATGGTCACGCGACCTGGTCGGGCCTCGCAGCGCTGGCCGAGCTCTACAAGCGCGAAGGCGGCAACGTCACCAGCGAGAAGCACCAGCAATGGCTGGCCCGTCAGGAAGAACAGCGCGCCAAGCGCGAAGCCGCGCAGAAAGAAGCCGAGCAGCGCCGGGCCGAAGCCGAGGCGCGGATCCACCGCGAGCGGCTGGCCTATGAGGCCGCCTGGCACTGCGGCGGGCGCCACGAGTTCGAGTACGAAGCCGGCGGCAAGATCCGCAAGGGCTTCGTCGAGGTCATTGGCGAGGAGGACGGCAGCGCCCCTTACCTGCAGGCGAAGCAGATCGCGGCGATCGCGTCACGCTTCAAAATGCAACGCATGCGTGACAGTCACGGCGAGTTTACCGCCGTTCCGCTGTTCAATATCTCCGGCGTGTTCCTTGGCCTGCAGCGCCTCTATGCCGACAAGAAGCTGCAGGGCACCGGCGTCAAGATGGACGGCGCCCACTGCATCCTTGGCGACCTCGAGACCGCCGACCGCCGCTACAGCGTCGAAGGCTTCGCCACCGGCGCCAGCGTCTACCTGGCCGAGCTCGAGGCCGGCAACGAAGTGGCCGTCGTGGTGACCTTCAACGTCGACAACCTCGGCAAGGTGCTGCGCCAGTACGCCAAGCACTACCCGGCCTGGCGCTTCCATAACGCCGCCGACAACGACCAGTGGAAGCCACAGGCCGGCAACGCCGGCGTGCTAGCAGGCCTCGAGATCCACCGCGAGCTGCAGCACCCGGCCATCGTCCCCAACTTCGCCGCCAGCCTCGAGCTGTTCGGCTGCAGCGCCCAGCAGATTGCCGAGCTGCGCGCGCAAAACCGGGCGCCTGTCGTCGGGTTCAGCGGTGAAGAACTGGCCGCGTTCAAGGCCGCCCGCAAGGGGCCGACCGACTGGAACGACTACCACGTCGCCTTTGGCCTGGCCGCCACCGCCAAGGCCCTGCGCGCCCGCGACAGCGTGCTGCGCGCCGAGAAAGACTGGTTTGATTACTGCCTGCAGCGCCTCGGTTATTCCGGCCTGACCGCCGAGAAGGCCGCCAAGTCGGCCGTCGCCGCCGGCATGCTCCTGGTGCCGATCCGCTACACCGGCCGCGAAGTGCTGCGCATGGTCGAGAAGAAGATCCCGGCCGGCGTCGAGGTCGACCGCTTCAAGATCCGCCGCTTCGTTAAGTGGCTGGCCGACCAGAAGCTGCAGCAGGCCCGCGAGCTGCGCGGCTTCTCCGCTGCCACCCTGGCCAAGCCGCACGTGCAGCACCTGCGCGTCGAAGGCGTGCGCGCTGCGCACGGCGGCATCGAGCTGCCCCCGCACTTCGCCGACCTGGTCGATTCCCTCGAGGGCATGATCATCAGCCGCGCGCCAATGGGCTCCGGCAAAACCGAGAAGCTGATCGCGCCGCTGATGCAGGCCGCGCCGAAAGCCGCCTATATCGCCCACCGCGTCTCGCTGCTCGACGACGCCGCCTCGCGCCTCAACATCCAGCACTATCAGCAGGTATCGGCCGCCTGGATGCGCGACGTCTCGCACCTGGCCTGCTGCGTCAACTCGCTGACCCATCCGAAGTTCTACAACACCGACGAGCGCTCGTGGTTCACCACCGTCGATACCCTCTGCATCGATGAAGCCAGCCAGGTGATCAGCCACACCGCCACCGGCCCGGTCGACGGCCGCGTGCGCGTGTTCGATGCTCTGCTCGACGCGGTCGCCTCGGCGCGCCGCGTTCTGCTCTGCGACGCCGACGCCAACGACACGGTGGTCGAGTTCTGCGAGCTCGCCCGCCCCGGCCAGCCGATCACCATCCTCGAGGTCGTAGGCCCAACCGATCATATCCGCGTCAACCACACCGACGACGAGACCGCCTGGCAGGTCGCGCTCGATTGGATCTGCGCCGGCAAGCGCGTCCTGGTCGCCAACGACTCGGCCGAGTCGGCCAAGAAAATGGCCGCCCTGATCGAGGAGCGCATCGAGCACGGCGAATGCAAGCCGCTGCGCATGCTCCTGGTGCACGCCGACAGCAAGGCCGACCCGAACGTCGAGGCCTTCCTGCGCAGCCCAAACGCCGAGGCAGTGAATTACGACGTCCTGATCTACTCGCCGGCGATCAGCTCGGGCGTTTCCATGACCACGCCGCACTTCGAGCGCCATGTCGGCCTGTTCAGCGGCAACACCGTCAGCCCATCCGACGCCATCCAGATGCTGCGCCGTGACCGTACCGCGCGCGAGTACCTGGTCGGCATCGGTCACAGCTCAGCCCAGCGCGCCACGGATCCCGAGGCCATCTATCGCGGCCTGATGCAGCTCGACGAGATCACCTTCGCCTTCGAGGAGGATGCCGGCGAGGCGCGTTTCGTCAGGAAGAAAACCGCTTTTGATCATTTGTACCTGACCAGCGTCACCACCGAAAACAAGGCCCGCAACGACTTCGCCAACAACCTGCTGCTGATGCTGATCGCCGACGGCTACCAGGTCGGCCGGGCGGATCTCGACGACCCCGAGCGCACGAAAGAGAGCCGCAGCAACCGCAAGCACGCCGGCGCGCTCGTCTTCGCCAAGCGCATGGATCTGCTGACCAGCGTCGAGGTACCCGACGAGGAGACCTTCGGCCGCCTCAACCGTCAGGAAGTCCGCAGCGAGACCGAGAGTGCCCAGGTCGACCGCTACCACCTGGCCCACCAGCTCGGCGTGCTCGAGCCCACCGAAGACGACGTCGCCTTCTACGACGATCGCGGCATCGCCAAGGTCGTCGCCCTCGAGCTGCTGCAGGCCGAGGAAGCCCAGGCCAAGGCCTACGACGAAGCCCAGCGCAAAGCGCGCGTGGTTCTGACCCAGCACCGCTACAAGACGGCTACCCGCGCCTTCCTGGTCGAGCTGTTCGAGACCCTCGGCCTCGATCGCTACACCGGCGCCGGCGAGTTCTCAGCCGAGCAATGCAAGCAAGTGCTCGCCAAGGTCACCGCCAGCCAGCAGGCCCTTGATGCCTACAACGCCCTGCGCGTCGGCCGCCACCTGCACAGCACCAGCGCCAGGGTTTGCGCCACGACGCTGGTCAAGTCGATGCTCGAGCGGTTCGGCCTCACGGTCGAGAAGCGTTCGAGCAATGGGCGGAACCTGTTCTCGATCAATGCCGACCGGTGGTCGTTCGTGATGGCCTATGTCTTGCGTCGCCAGGCGCTCGGCGCCCACTCCTTGACGACGCACGAAGCGGCCAGTGACTACCAGCCCAAGGAAGCCCCCGAAGCCCTGCCAGTCGAGCCCCAGGCCCCGGCGCCCGTGGCTTGCAGCGAAAGTGACACTTTGCATTGTGAGGGTACAGACACAGATGAAAAGTATCCCTTGGCAGTGACCGAGCATCTACTCGCTTTGGCTTCTCGCTGTTACCGCCCTTCCGGCATACCGCTGGCGCGCCTGGTGGGGGCGCTGGCGCCGGAGGTGGTTCGGGACTTCGTGAGTGGTCGGCTCAGTGATGCGTCAATAAATCGGACACTTGGCTTTGCCGAGAAACTTCTCCAGGCGTCCGCCCGGTGAGATACTGTACGAATGAACAGCAAGGCAGATTGGCATCATCGCCAGAGGAGGGTAGTCGGTTGATGAGTCTCGAAAGGATGGACACCGCCGCAAACAAGATCCGCAGGGCGCAGGCCCTGCTCGTGATGGTCCAGGCCAGCGCGCAGCAGGTCAGCCTCGAGCAGATCCTCGAGGTGGTCGCCTCGGTCCAGGAGCTGCAAGAGCAGGCCGCCGAGGCGCTCGAGGAGGCTTACGCCTTACGGCAAAAGCCGGGGCAAGCCCCGGCTGTAGATTGCACCGCGAAAGGCACCGTAGCGTGCCTGTTCCCTAACCGCCTGCCTTCTTGAAGGCCTCGGCCAAGGCGGTCATGCGGTCGGCGTGTTCGGCCGTTGCGACCACCACCCCGTTGATCGTTGCGGTTGCCCGATAGAGCCCGCTTTCCTGCAGATGCGCCACCATTCGCGGCTTCGCCTTGGCGACCTGGTCGGGTACCTCGAGCGCGACCGCCTCTAGCGAATGGTTCGGCGTGGCGAGCGCCTCGGCGGCGATCTCGAGATATTCCTTGATGTTCGGCCGGTAGCTGCCCACGTTGGTGGCGATCGCCTTCTGCGAGATCCGCGCCTCGGGCGCGGCCTTCACGGTCTCTTTCACCCACTGGTGAATGCGGTACAGCGAGGAGCTCGCGCGGATCCGCTCGTGCTCGTCGAGCGCCTGCAGCGCCTCGAGGCGGTTCGCCCACTTGCCCGGTACCGCCCCGGCGGTGGCCACCGGCTCGACATAGTCGATCTTGAAGGCCTTGTAGTGGATCTGCGACTTCATCCCCTCGTGCCCGAGCATTTCCTGCCAGAAGACGTCCTCGTTGACCTTCTTCCAGCGCGCATCCTGGCCGAAGTAGCGCTCGAAAACGATCCGCGCCCATATTGACCGGCTGTCCTTGAAAACCCGCTCATCGCTGCCGAAAACGCGCTTGGTCAGCGTGTTCAGCGTCTTGGCCACGCGGCGGTTCACCTCGACGTTCGACAGGTGCTGCAGCTCGAGCACCTCGGGCAGCGCGCGCAGCTTGGCGAAGGCCTCGAGCACCTCGTCGGCCCTGACCAGGCTATAGATGCGGAAGGTCTCGCTGTAGTCGACGCCCTCGCGCCGCTTGGCCTGGCCGGAAAACTCGAGCTCGAACTCGCCCACCTTCTTGAAGCGGCCCAGCTTGAGCACCTCGATCTCGCGCCGCCCGGTGGCCAGCGCCAGCCCCAGCGCCAGGTGCGAGAAGTAGGGCGCGGCCGACCCATCGGCGCGCAATTGCTGCTGGCTCAGCAGGCCGTCGATCGTCGCCATAAGCCAGTGGTAATTGATCTCGACCGTATTCGTCGACCGCTCCTCGATGCGCTCGAGCTGCTCGTCGGCCAGGTCGGCCTTGGTCGCGGCTGGCAGCGTCAGGTGGCGCATGATCTCGTGATCGAGCTTCATCGCGCGGATATCGTCGTAGGCGTCAGAGTCGCCCGCGCGGCGCACCTCGGCCAGCAGGTCGCGGTGTGCAAGGCGCACCTCGCTGATCTGCGCATGCGCGCCCATCGCCTCGAGCTGCTCGGCCCAGCGCGGGTGCCGCTTGGCCATCCGGCCGATCGTCTCCTCGAGCGAGTGGTGCCGCCAGTTCTGCGCGGTGACCGCCTTGCGGATGGTGGTCAGGTACCGGCGATAACTCGACGCCGCGAGCTTGTCCTCCTCCTTGCGCCGGCGGTCCTCGAACAGCGTGTTTTTCAGCCTGGCCGCGAGCCGGGTCAGGCGCTTGGTCTTGTCGCCCCTGCTCAGCTCCGCATTGCCGTCGATTGCCCGCACGTCCTTTAGCAGCTGCTCGATCAGTTCGCCCAGCTCGACCTTCTGTCTTGATTCCCCACCCATGGCTCGCCCTCCTTTAGGCATACACCGTAAACCCTAGCGCAGATTCTACACATTGCAACTATACACCGCAAGCCCTACTCGCTCAGCGCATACACCACAAGCCATAGGGCGCGAACTAGCGGAGCGGTAGATAGGGCCACGGGTGTATGCACCCATGCCCCATTC